TCTCTTCATAACAACATTTATTTTATATCCAAAAACTCTATTCTTTTTATCATTACTTTCTGTTCTTTCCTTGAACATCAGTTGGTTCATATTTTCTTGAAGGACGCCGTTCTTAATCCAGCCCCGCCTCATTGATTCGATTATGTATCTTACTATTAAATAAAGGCTTCGTATACGGTCTTTACCAAAACTATCCCCTGTGGGCTTAATTCGTGTGCTTCCGTCATTCAAAACTCTATCATCTTGTCGTGTTCTAATGCTAATATTCATGTTATATGTTTCATCTCTTGTGTCCCAAAAAAGGGTCGGATATTCAATTGAATTACCTGTTTCCATAATCACAATAACATCGTTGGAATAAGTAATTCTATGACCATCACTATTAGCACTTTCTCTAACTTCTTTCTTTCGTGCAGTATTGATTCTGTGACCACCTTTACTGCGACTTTGTGAATCGGTTGCTCTCCCTGCATTCATACTTCTAATATCCATAATGATAGGGTGAACAGCATGAGTATCTGCAATTGTCCCATTACCGTTTGTAGTTTCTAAAGCATGACAGGCGGCATCCCAATTCTCTTCTAAGAGATTGACTAAATATGTGACTTCATCTACCAAGAATATCAACCATCCTGCTTTTCAATCTTTGTGCTATATCGCTGATTAGTAGTTTCTTCTTTACTTCTTCACTTGTTTCATAGTCCAATAATTCTTCAGCGATAGCCAATTCATCTTCGTTTTGTTGAATAGTAGTTTCTACAATATTAGGAATATCTAATGTTAAATCCTTAAAATCTTCGACAAATTTTTTCTTCATTTTAAACTCTCCAATTCTTCTCTATATTCATTCTTAGCATTCTTTAATTGCTCAATAGTATTATATTCTTCAGGCAAATATGTTTCCCCTTCTGGAAATTTTTTAGTTCTATGTTTGTTTCTTAGAAAACGGGGCATGCTGTTTTCAGGAAATCTACTATTTTGAATTTCCATAAACTCATCATGTAATTCTTCAGCATGAGCAATATATTTTTTATGCCAATAATCCCAATCATCAGCCTTTTTAGTTAATTTTTTAATTTTTTTCTGACGGTCCCTTTCATCCTTTCTATCTTGAGCCCGCATTTTACGTCTTTCAGCACGTTCTCTTTTAGAACCTTTTAGAACGTCTTTCCAACTCATTCAATCACCGTCCATGAAATATAATAGACGTTTCTTCATACTTAAAATCTTATCAATATCGGCCTTATAGGAATCGTATTTTGTTTTAATATCTACACCTGATTCTTGGTTTTCCCCCAATAGTAGATTATTGTCATCTGCTTGCATTAATTCACAGGCTACTAACTTTGTTGCCGCTTCTGTAATAATTGCTGGAACCCGACTATTACCTGCTAAATATGTAATTCGTAGTGAATGTTTCATTTGGTATGGATATGAAGCCCTAAAGAATACTGAACCATCTTCACCAATAACCCACCAATCTCCATCTCTTCCTCTACTTTCTGTATCTGCAAAATCAGTAACTGTGTTACTTCCACCTGTTACTGCTAACGTGCAAGCATCCCCATCATCCCCCGGAAGTAAAGAGGAAATAACAATTGTATCATCCTCTTCAAGAGTAGCATAGAAATAATTACTTAAACTAACACCGAGCGTGTCAGAATTTTTATTTTTAACACCTGATGAACCTGTTATGCTTTGTGTATTAAGCGGCATTTGTTCATTAATAAGATAAACGATTTCCATAGCCGTTGTTCTATTACCAAAGTGGTTATTGAATTTATCAGAAGGTGTTGTATTATCATTATTTACTGTGTCAGGTAATAAAGTCCATGTATAGGGTCCAACAGTTAAAACAATATTTGTAATATTAGCATAATCGGTTATTTTGATTTTAGCAGTAGCACCACCTAATTCTTCCCATGTATTTCCTCTCCATACTGCTAATCGAATAATCTTGCGAAGGTGTTCATGTTGTAGTCTGATATTTCCTACATAATCCCTATATCTGTAATTCTTATGAAGGCGATGCATCTTGAATAGGTCAAAGTCAAAATCATGGTATTCGTTCTCAACTACTAATGGCCTCCATGATTCCCTTGTATATTCGTCAATATAATCCTCGGCTCTTTTAATTAATTCTCCAACATCGGATAATGCGGGAAGAGTAGTAGTATTATCGAATGGTGCGATTCCTAATAAATTTGTAACTAATTCTGAAGTGGTATAATACCCAATACCGTTAGTATAATTTGATGCCGCGATTTGGCTATCCGAAGGTCTATTTGCTACCGGCATTAAACACGCACCACCTGATTCAACCTATTAAAGTTTGTAATTAATGTAGTTAAAAACTTATACCTATCTGCATCTACTTGGCCCTTTTTACCGCCCTCAGCAACAATACCACCTGAAGGTGCTATTCTCTTACCTCCAAATTTTCTAAACTTTTGCCATTGTGAGTCTTTCATATAATGGGGTGAAAATTGCCATCTCGGAACATCCCCTTCTAATTGAGTTACAGGTCGGTATTCTTGTAATACCTTGTATTCAATTTTACCATCTATTGTATATGTGCCATTAGAGAAATTCATTTTAATAGTAATTCCCTTTGTTTTCATTGTAATATCTCCCCATCTAATGTTGTTTAAACGACTTGCGTGTATTTTATCTGCAAGCATTTCATTAAAATTGATATTTTCTAAGAAATCATCAAATGCATTTTGACTAACTTTAGATAGTTCGTCTTTGTATTGACTCCATGTTCTATTGATATTAGCAAGTATAACTCTAAGGGGATTTTTAATTGAATCTTTAACCGGACCATCAGTTTCATTAAATATATTTTCTCTATTTTCTTGGGCATTAGGGCCTTTTATGAAATCCATTGGTTCCCCTGTTGGGTTACCATCTTCATCTTTATGTCTATAAAGCATCTCTTCAAATTTATCTTCCCCAACAAGTTTAATGAATCTATTAAATGATTTCTTCATATTAGTGCTTGTTAATCTGTAACTTTTCCAATTTATGAATTTTTGCATATGTTCTACTACAACTAAATTTTCTTTCATCATTCTTTCCATTTGAGTAATAATAGTATCTTCATCTTCTTCTTCTAATATATCTCTCATAACATCAATGATGTAATCAAAAATTTCTTCTCTCTTATCTTCATCTTCTTCATCTTCTTGTTCTTCATCTTCTTCAAACTGTTCTAATTCACCTTCAGCACCAACAAGTAATCCTTTTCCATCATCACCTGCAACTTCTGTTTCTTCATCTTCACCAAGACCACCACCTGCTTCTTCTTGTTCCATTCTTTGCATTATGCCTGTTAATTCGTAAATTAATTCATCTTTATCCATTCCCTTAATATTTTCTTTTTCGTCTTTAGGGAATAATTCTCTTGCTGTTCTTTTTAAATCTGATAAGGACATTCCTTTCAATTGAGCAGTAATTTTATCTTCATCTTCTTCTTCTTCAACTAAATCTTCAACGTTAAGTTTTTCATCAATGTAAGTTTCTAAAAAGACTTTAGTATCATTACCTATTAAATTCAATGTTCTGATATTAGCAAATAAGTCTGCTTCTCCGGGCCCTCCATCGGCTAATTTCTTAATGTTAGAAAATAATGATTGTTGAGTTTTACGTTTATCCCAATATTGCTTATCCGAATCATCATACTTCTTCATACCTTCAATATAATCTTTTAAGTTAATATCAGGTTGTTGGTCTAACTTATGTAATGCTTCTGCTAACTTTATTGAAAATGATAACCACTCAAAATGATTTTTACCTCCATCAGACCCCGGTGCTAAAATCTTATTTAACCTTGATGCTAATGATTCTTCAACAGTTTTCTTTTTTCTTGAAAGATACATCTCTATCGCTTTAGTAATATTATCATAAATAGCCTGTGCTTCAAGTCCGGGTAATTGATTTAATAATTCTTCAGGCAATCTCTTTAATTCTGATAATACAATTACGCCCTCAATAGGGTCATGTGTGCCACCTTTACCATCGCGCCTTGTCGTTCTAATTGCTTCTTTAGATTTAGCACCAATAGTCCTTGCATATTGTTCCATGAAATCTAATTGAACTTCGCCTCTTAATTTAACTTCATTTGCTTTTTCTTTTTTTACCTTAGCAAACTTGACTCCAAAAAGATTAGCATTAGCGTTACCTGCTTTGGCTCTCTTTCTATCTTCTATTTCTGTTAGTAGTTTTAAGATAGTATCTTTATCCATTTTTCTGTCAATAGATAGGAATTCTTCACGCCCTGTATCTTTTGTTTTGCGTGGTCGCGCCGGAATCATTTTTTCGTATGTTGCTGGTTTGATGAATTTCTCTCTTGAAACTAATTGAGTAATACCTTCATCTTCATCAGTAACTTCTACATATTCTTTACCGGATTGAATGTGAGCCGCTAATGCTCTCATTTCAGGGCTATTCTTAATGACTTCTTTAAAATGTTTAACCCATTCATCATCATCTAAATTTTGTAAGAATTTAGTATAATCCTGTTCTTTAGGAAATTTTGTTTTATCCCTATTTGTATAGGCAAGCCCCATTGTTTTACTTGATACTTCTTCAGGTCTTTCCATATCCTTATCGCCAACACCTAATGATTCTTTGTATTTGGCTAAATTTTCTTGTAGTTCTTTTAATTTTTCATCATATTCTTTCTTCTCATGGGCATATACCTCATAAGGTATTCCAAAGTCTTTCTCAAATTGTGCTTTACCTTCTTCAGATGCATCATATCGCATTTCTTCTACATTTGTAGAAACCGCCAAAGCAAATGCCGCTTCAGAATCAATATCGGGGTCAGTATCATAAAGTGAATAAAATCTTTGTGCTTTATCTTCATCTGTCAATACTTGTTTTAGAGTAATTGAGTCGTCAAATTGGTCATCCTTTAATGATTTTATTTTCCTTTGAAGATACTTGATGCTTTTTTCTTCAGATTTAATTTTATCTTCTGATGCTTTAATATCTGCGTCCAACATTTTATAGGGTTTTGTTCTTTTATCAACATTTTTTTGTTTTTCTTGGGCATCTGTTATCTGCCTTTTATGGTTTCTAATTGATTCCTGAACCTTTTTTAATTTTTTATCTAATGTAAGAATTTGTTTAAACTTATCGGGAGAAGAAAGAATATCTGCTTCAATATTCTTAAAATCTTCACCCCATATTTTACGTTTGACCTCTTCACCCGTCTTGAAATCAGTCTGTGTTTCTGTTGAAGTAACACCGAATTTTTCAGGGTTTTTCCAAATATCCTCTAAAGTAGAATTTTCAATTTGTCCTAAAGCCTCTTTGTTAATTCTATCAAATTCCGCTTCATCAAATCGTCCCTTTAATTCTTGACTTTCAGACCAATCATCAGCATCAAATAACCATGTTAATAGGTTATCTCTAATGGCTTTAGATTCAGCATCTACCTGTGTTGGGTAAACGTATTTGTAGAAAATCTTAAGGGCTAATTCTTTGTTCCACTCTTGATTATCGTTTACCGTATCGACGCTTGGCAAATTGCCTACTCTTGTTGGCATTAAAAGCACCTCAAGAGTATAACACAAATACTTCTAAATTCGCCGCCGTTAATCGGTCAATTTCAATTCGCAATCCTGATTTACAATAAATACCATCACCAAATGATTGACTGAAATAATTTGTATCTTGTCCATCTGTTGAATTGGGGTCACCATCATACCCATTTGTATAACCAAAGTCTTTACGCCAAATTAAATTTGTTGTTCCTGACCCTGTTGTATCTTCATATGCTCTAACTTCAAAGGGTGCGCCTCCATGACCCATAACTCCGGTTGCTATATCAATAACATTAACAATAATTTGATGCAATACTGCACCTTGACTACCGATAACGTCTGTATCTACCGCACCACTACTTGAACCTTCAATTCTTAAACTTCTAACTCTACCCATATTAACGCCTCTATTAAATCGTAAACCTATCGCCACTAATAAAAGTAGCGGAAGGTTTATTCTTCTTCATCAAGTGAAATTGCTAATTCAAGCAACTTTGCCTTTGTTAGTGATGAATCATATTCAACACCGGCTTCATCAAGATATGCTTTTAATTCCGCCTTATTCAATGAATCAAGTGAAGGTGCATCAGAAGCATCATCGGTATTATCCTCCGCTTCTTCTGCGACTGTTTCTTCAACAACCTCTTCTTCAACAGAATCATCAACAACCTCTTCGACTGTTTCTTCTGCTGTTTCACCTTCTACTTCCCATCGGTCTGATTGTCGGACTTTCAGGTATGTTTTATTATCAACATCAACCCATCCCATATGAGGGTAATATTCTACTCCGTAAATAACGCAATAGCCCCATAATAATCTAACCTTAACCATTTTGTTCACCTCAAAGGTTGCCCCAAACTCGGACTCTTGTTCCGTTAATTACATCCTCATTTCCTGCCGAACCAATTAGTAATCTAATTGAAGTTGAACTTTCATATGTTCCCGATGTAGTTGTCATAATAAAACACAAATCATCCAAATATCCACCATCTGCCGCTACTTTTGACATACCTGTAATTACTGCCGCAGAAATAGTGCTTAATCCAAAGTCTGATGCATTTATTACAACACCACCAGCATGACCAGCACCGTAATACTCTAAATCAATTGATGCGTCAACGCAATATTCGTGTCCTACTACGGTTGGTTTTGTTTGCCCTAAGTGGTCTGCTAATAATGTTACTGTGTAATCTCCTGCCGCCATTCTAATCACCTATTATTATCAACAAACTCACTGAAGGTTTGTAATCTTTCCTTGTCCCTTAAAGAATGTGCAAACTGTTTCTCCGATAGTCCGATAAAGACCTCGGTTTCCGAGTTTGCCAACACCGAATGGGTCGCCTGAATCAATTCCACCTTCAAAGTATTCAGTTGGCTTCAATGTAGCAAAGTGAATATGGTCTGTATCAAGAATGAGAATATCACTCAATCCTGTGCTGATACCTGTTGATGGCATTTCCTTACAAGGGATAATTGGAATGTCGTGATAGGTAGCAACCTTGAATCCGACTTCTCGACCCTTTACACCTTTAACACCGTTATGGGTTGGCATAATTTCAGCACGACCCATGTAACGCTCTTGTGATTGTAGTAATTCACCCAATGCTTGAATTGTGTCATATCCTGTTAGCATAACCTTTGGACTTCCACCTGCAATTTGTAGGCGGCGAAGTGTGCTGTTTAGCACGTTAAGAGTTAGGTTACGACGAGCAGCATATGTGCCACCGTCATGTTGTCCATAATCTACTTCTGCGTTCATCCATGCATTGTTTGTTGCGTGACGAGTCTTTCCGTAAAGTGTAACCAATTCAGCATTTGCTGTTTGGGTTCCTGCCATAAGAGATGTAGCATCCATAGCATCTACTTCAGCATAACTTGAAACAATCTTGTATAGAGAAGTAATGTTGTTCTCGATACCGTCAACGGATGAAGAACCATCGAGCATTGACTCAAGAGGCATAAGCAACATATGATTCATAGCCTCAGCGTGGGAAACACCAATTTCCTCACGGTAAGCCGACATAATATCACCAATACCATCATCAATCTTTGCCATAGCAGCAGCCAACTCGGAAATCTCGAATTGATGTGCAATAGTCTTTGGACTTGCATATAGTGTATCGAACACAGGCTTTAGTGGACTTAGGTTAGCACCTGCACTTGATGAATCATAAGTTCCATCAGGGTTAGCAGTAGAGAATGTTTGATTCTCAATTACACCACCAATCTCACTTTCCTTTCGGTTAGCATCAGAACCTGTATTCCATGTGTTACCTGAACCACCTAATGCACGTTCTGTAAGAACTCGCCATCCACTTGAGGACCACGGCTTCTTAGGTAGCATAGCCAATGCGTTAATCTCACGGTTTAGCATAGACCATACTTTCTGACCATAAATTAGGTTGTATAGTGCGTTAGCCGAGAAAGCACCTGAATCGTGAGCAGTATGAATGCCCTGTTCAGCACCCATAGCCTTCATCAAACTGCTATCCATGTTTCCGTATGTTGCTCTTTCTAAATCTTCAATTGTTCTAATTGTATTAATTCCTGACATAATAATCACCATTTAATTTAATTCAAAAGACCTGATTAAAGGCCCTGAACCTCCCGCGCCAATTCATTAACTTCATCCCATGATAGTTCGTGGAGATTCTGCATCTTCAGTAGAACATCTTCGGGTAGAGCATTTCCTGTTTGAACCTGCTCAACCTGCTTTGCGATAACACTGTTGTTGCTCTCAAGCGACTTTCGCAATTCAGCGAATTGGGTCTTAAGAGATTCAACCTCTTGTGCGGCATCATACTTTGACTTAGCAACCATATCTGCTTCAGCCTTAAGTTCTGCTTGATAGCGGGACTCAAACTCATTCTTGATAACTTCGTATGCACGAGCCTCTTCTTGTTCTGCCTTAAACTGCTCATATGCCTTTGCGAGATTCTCATGGCTCAAGTTAAGAGTATTTACACTCTCGGACTTTCGCTTGATATATTCGTTAAACTCGCTATCTGCATGAGTAGCCACTGTTCCTTCGATTTTGTTACCTGTTGCATTGTGACCATATACGATAGATTCTGCTTTGGATTCTGTGTCCATATCTTCAAAATCTTCTGATTCGTCACCTTCGCCGGGGTTTTCTGCTTTGTATTCCCCTTCTGCATCTGATAGGTCCAAAGACTCTTCTTCAGCAGGTTCCTCATAATCTTCTTCTTTACTAATTACACTAACTTGATTTCGGAGTTCTGATACAATATCATTGAACTCGTTCAATGCCTTTTCAATTTCATTTGTCATTTTATCACCGTTTTTATTTTTATTTTCTTTTACAATGTCGAATTTTGCTTCCGGATTTATGCCCTCTTCGCATATCGTGATTTCGTGTAGTTCTAATTTATCTATTTCTTTGTATGTGCCAATTTCGGGGTCGTATTTATTTGCTTTATGTAATGCTTGACCTCCAATACTGAATGAACGTAATTTGCCTCTCCTAATATCTCGTGCTACTTCTTTTGCTTTTTCAATGTCGCTTCTCATCTTAATAACTACAAAAAATCCCGTATCATCTACACCTGTTTTTAATACATTTCCTTTTTTGTCTGTCCAATTACTAACTACTTCACCGACTTGAACATTTGAATGGGTAATCATCACATTTTTGTAGTCACTTTTCATAAACTTTGAAGATGCGTCCCGTAGTGCTTCTAATGTAATTAAGTCATTTTGTTTATCTACTACATCTACTGAAGCGTAACCTGCAATTACTAATGGTTGGTTTTTTGTTCCTTTTAGAATAACTAACTCACTTCCGGCCCCAAAATGATTACCTTTCATGCTGGGCGAGATAGCAATTGCTGAACTCATGCAAACACCTTTTGTATCAATGACTATTTAAACATAGCGATATTAGTCAGTATATTTCAAACCTTTATATTTGTCTATCTCAATATCCCAAACGCCCTTATCGCTATCAGAATCGGTGGGTTTTTGCTCATATCCTGTCCATGTGACCCACTTATCTTCATTATCAATAGGAACTACTCTAAAGTGCATTTTACCTTTATGTAAATCACCGTCTAAGAAATACTCATGGTAGCCATCCCTTTGAGAACCTAATTCAATTTTACCATCATCTATTAATTTATATCTATCAAGGTTTTTATCAACCTGTGCTTGGAATTTATCTGCTTTACCGAATAGAGCAAAAATATCATCAATGTTCTTTTGTTCAATTCTCCAAATCATTTTTCTATCTTCCAACTCTATGACAAAATTCAAATCTTCATCCTTCCTTCTCCATAATTCATATGTTCCTTTTGAATAATCAGCCTTACTCATCATTTCTATTTGAGCGTCAGGTTTATTGATTGTCATTCCATCC